CACGCGACCGACGGCGCTGCGTCCATATCAATAACTGGAACGCTGTCCGCTATAAGAGAGCTGGCTATGCAAGCGTCTGTTGCGGGCGCGGCTGGTGTTACGGCTTCTATGAAGCCAATTAGGGCGGCTACAGCGGCTATTAACCTAGCAATAACTCAATCTAGCTCTTTATTCCGCGTTAGGTCAGCTTCTGCTAGTGAGAGCTTAGTCCTGACAACGTCGGCTTTAGCTTCCCTTGTCCGTCTTGTGAGCGCCGCAGAAAATGTTTCTATGTCAACGTCTGCATCTGCGGTCGCGTTGTTTTCTATGGCCTCATCTGTTAATAACAATATATCCGCAACAGCTACGGGCAAGGTTTTGGGAGAGGATTGGACAGATGTTGCTTTAGGCAGTGAGGTCTGGACAAATGTAGCTTTAGGTTCAGAGGTGTGGACAGACGTTACTTTAGGCAATGAGGTTTGGGCAAATCAATGATACAGTTTGGCGAATGGCTACCAGATCAAGCCGACATAATGAACCCCGGTGTTACTGTTGCAACAAATGTTTTGCCTGCCGCTAACGGATACCATTCAATGAACGGGTTTGTGCCGTATTCAAATGCAGCCAGTGGAACAATTAAAGGTATTTTTGCTGCTAAAGATGCCGCGTCTAATACTAAGTTATTTGCTGGTGACGCTACCAATCTTTACCTTCACAACTCGGCTACAAACAATTTAGATGCTGTTGGCAAGGGTGGCGGCTATACATTAACCGACACAGAAAAATGGCGTTTTGCCCAGTTTGGCAATTATGTTTTGTGCGCTGGAGGAGTTGGCGAGACAATTCAGTCGTTTCAATTAGGTAGCAGCTCGGCATTCGCAGATCTGACCAACGCGCCAAAAGCTGATTTTTTAGCGGTTGTTAGAGATTTTGTGTGGGCCGCTAATGTGGATAGCGGGTCTGGCCGAATACCTTTCCGGTGCCAATGGTCAGGGTTTAATAACATAACCAGTTGGACCTCTGGAGTTGATCAAGCCGACTTTCAAGATCTGCCAGATAGTGGCGCTATTACTGGAATGGTTGGAGGTGAATATTGCACCATTCTAACTGAGCGAGCTATCTACCGAGCCACCTATGCGGGACCGCCTTTGATTTGGCAATTTGACAAAGTCGTGTCTGAAAGAGGGTGTGCGTTTAGTGGCTCTGTCTGTAACTCAGGGAACCTTGTTTTCTTCTTGGCCTCAGATGGTTTTTACGCATTCGACGGGCAAAAAACGGTGAGTATTGGTTCAGAAAAAGTGAATGAATTTTTTAAGAAGGACTTTGATAGTAACTATGATTTTCGTATGAGTTCTCACGTTGACCCTCTAAACGAAGTTGCTATGTGGAGCTACACAAGCACACAGTCCCCGACAGGCCAGCCAGACAAAATAATTATGTATAATTATGTTTTGAATAAATGGTCATTGGCGGAAGTTGAGGCAGACCTGTTGTCCCCATTGTTTTCATCTGGGTACACGGTTGACGGCCTTGGCAACTTGTCTGCGACTGTTGATGGCCTTTCTATTCAGCTAGACAGTAGAACATTTAAGGGCGGGCAGTATTTCTTTGGCGGAGCTTATGGCAATAAAATTTACACTTTTTCTGGCAGCCCGTTGTCTGGCACTATTGAAACATCAGAAGCACCATTAAGCATGGGCAAGCACTCTATTATCACTAGGGTCTATCCATATTACGAAGATGGCTCTGTTGAGATTTCTATTGGCACAAGAGACACGCAGGCAGCCACCCATCAATATGGGAGTGTCGCAATTCCAAACACTTCCGGCTTTGCCCCATTTAGAGCGCAGGGCAGATACCACAGAGCAAAAACTATTTTTAGTGGTGGCTGGAGCAAGGCTGTCGGCATTGATGTTGAGGCAAGGCAGATTGGGCGAAGATGACAACTGCACAGAGAAAAGCTAATTTTAGAATTTTAAACCCAATTACCGCAACGACAAGAGAGGTGGCCGAGGTTTTAAATAGAACTGTTGATGGCGGCTTGAACAGCATTGGGTACGCCACGCTTGGTAATGGCACAACTAGCACTACTGTTAGTGACCCAAGGTACAGCGTCGAGAGCATTGTTTTTTTTACGGGGTTTAACGAGACGCTTGAGCATAGCAACCCTTTTGTAAAAAGCACTAGCACCGACGGCACAATGATAATTGAACACGGGAACCACGGGCATGACGTTGACGTTGCCTACTTTATTGTCGGCTGAGGACAGATTGTCAGAACAGTGGCAGAGGTGCCACAAATGGATTAGTGAGGCTTTGGCGTACTCTGGCGGTACGCATTCTATGGACGATGTTTTTGGTGCGCTGGCTCTTGGGGATGCCCAGTTACATCCTTTAGAAAAATCGTGTATTATAACCGAGATAGTGGATTATCCCCAGCGGTCGGTTTGTCGAATATGGTTAGCTGGTGGAGAACTAAACGAGTTAATTGAGGCTGAAAAGTCTATTGCGATTTGGGCTAAGAGCCTTGGGTGCTACGCAATGGAGATTAACGGCAGGATGGGCTGGAAACGCCAGCTTAAAGATTACACCGCATCGTCGGTGGTTTTAACAAAGGAATTGAGAGATGAGTAAAGGCGGCGGCGGAAACACTAGAAACATTACCCAGACGACTAGCGCACCGGCATACGCGCAACCGTTTTTGGAGTATGGCTTATCTGAAGCAAAAAACCTTTACGGAAATCAACCATCTTATTACCCCGGTCAAACGACCATAGGGTTTAGCCCAGAAAGTGAAATGTCTCTTTCTGCTACTCGTCAAAGGGCAATAGACGGCAGCCCGTTCATACCCGCAGTGCAAAACGCGGTTATGCAGAACCTTATGGGGACGAACCCACTCCAACAAGCTGCGTTTAGACCTGCAATTGAGGCTGTAGAGGCTCAAGCTGCAAAGGCGGGCAGATATGGCTCAGGATACCAACAGGGCGCTCTTGCCGCAGCTTTGGCCCCTATGGCATACCAAGCGCAGCAAGACGCCATTGCGCAAGCTCCTGCGGCTCGCGAGTTTGGTTTTGCTGACCTTAATACTTTGGCCGGTGTGGGCGGTGCGCGAGAGGCACAATCTCAGGCAGAGCTTCAAGCTGACATTGACCGCTTTAATTTTGAGCAAGAACAGCCTCAACTTGCTCTGGCTAATTACATGGCAACCGTTAAGGGCGGTACTGTCGGTGGGCAAAGCACCAGACCTGTCTTCCGCAATCAGGCCGGAAATGTTCTCAGTGGCGCATTAGGTGGGGCGCAACTTGCTGGAATGATACCAGGCATGGGCGGCGGTATGGGCGCGGGCCTTGGCGCGTTAGCGGGTCTTTTAGGTTAGGGGTAGAGCATGAGCGTTTACGACAGATTTAATCGATTACTGCAAGGTCGAGCGCCCTTGCCAGCCGCAACAATGAGACGGCCATTTCAGCTTCCTAATGGACAGGTTCCGCCTATGGCGCTTCTGCCCGGTGCTAAACCGCCGCAGTCTTCATTAACCGCAAATCAAAAACTGTCGCCTATGATGCAAGAAATTTTAAGAAAAGCTCAGATTTCGCGCATGACGCCTGCCGCTGGTCAGGTCAACTTGACGACCCCTGAAGCGGCAGCGGGTGGGCCAGCAGGTATGACATTTGAGCAGAAGCTAATGCAGCCACGCGCTCAGGGTATGCTTAACGCCGCTGCCGCTGGGTTTGAGGCTTCGGGTTGGCAAGACCGTCCGGTTACTCTTGGGCAGGTCTTGGGGCGCATGGGTACTGCTGGTATGAAGGCTTACACCGCTGCTGAAGATCGCATCGCCGCTCAAAAAGCGGCAGGGTTAGACAAACTTTTAACAGAAGCAAAAATAAAAACTGAGTTGGGAAAGGCCGGTCAAGGATTTAAGGGGACTAGCCTTGCAGCTCAAGACAGCAATAATGTTTTAAATTTAGGTCCAAAGGTTGCTAACGGCACTGCCTCGCCTACTCAAAAAGCAGCTTATGGTATGTCTTGGCAGCGGCTGTCTCAACCAAGGCCAGAAACCAGAACTGCAACAGACGGCACCGTAACAACGGTAACAATTCCGGGTATGGATTTAACAGGGTTTCCTGTCCCAGAAGGGGTTGAGGCGGGTGAAAAAGTTATTGGAACAGAAGCGCCAACATTTAATAACGACGAAAAACTAGCCGCAGCCTTCACCAACAGAATGATTGAATCTACTTCAACATTTGAAAATGTAACGGCTGGAGG